AGAATGGACAATGTTCTGGAGTCTGGTCTTTTTGGAGTTGATAGAGATAGAACGCTCCTTGAAAAGTCATTGATCAATGAGGCTGTCAATCAAACGAACAGAGTCTTGCTTCTGAGAATCCTATCAAGAATCGAAGGATGTTCTATGATCGACCTGATGAACGAAGCGTCCGAGATGGACAAGAACCATCTATCAAAACAGGTTGACGCGCTTGAGAAATATGTAATGTGATCAGCGTTTCCGCAATCTGATAACCTGACCTGCTCTGATCGTTATAAAATGACTCGTTCCTGCCATGTATCCAACTGATACGTATGTTCCAGACTTGAACTTCAAACCAAGATCAACACCTGCATAGATAGATAGCGGATTGTTTGCATAGCTCATACCTCCTCCTGCTTGTAATGATGCGATGAGTTGAAACTTGTCTCGATTATCAATGTACCTGACATCTGTTGGTCTGAGAATCTTGTAACTGAACGACCTCTCCTTGATCTGGTTTCTGAATATCACATCCGAAACAACAGCTTGTAACGAACTATCTCTTATCGTGTCGGTATAGGTTACCGCTTGAGTGAGATAATGCGTTAAAATCGCTGCCGTGTCTATTGGCGTGTCATTATAGACGTAAACCGTTGACCCATCAAGATACACCGTATCAACAACTCTTGCTGATGGTAGCCATTTAGTGATGACTTTCTCCTCAACTTGATAGATGGTATCAGCAGGAGGAAGGTTCGACTTGATGACAACCTCTACTGAGTCGTATATCTTCTGTATATCAATCTCTCCTGATGAATGCCGAAAGTTGCCGCAACCTCTGAGTAGAATCAAGGCAACAACAACGCCTATCAAGGCAATTATCATTATCAACTTTGCGTCTATTTTCACGCTCTGACGATTTTAATCATCTTTGTGTACTTGTTTGGAGTCCAACAAGTATCCCAATGAATCCAAGTTGAAGCATCTCTGATGTCCTCCATTCGTCTGATTCCGAGTTCATAGTACTTGACCTCATTGGCAATGATGAACTCGTATATCTTCTTATTGTCAACTCTTGCTCCTGTGTCTTTGAAAGTGAATATCTTGTCTGATGCAGAGCCGCTTGAATGGAGACTCAATTCTCTGTAATATGGTTCTCCTGGAACTCGCAAGCCTGAGTAATTTCTATTACCACCGAATGACCATGTATTGATAGAGCAGGTTATCTCTCGTCCGTAGTGAGCCTCAAGATCCTTGAGTAACTGGTAATCTGCTTTGATCAGTGCCGTTGATATGAACCGGACTGCTTTATCTCCGTGTTCTTCAAATACTGATTTCGGAACATACTCTTGGAGGGTGAATCTTGGATTGAGTTTCATTTCTTTCGCATTTCTGTAAATATAACAGCATTTCTCTCAACCTGCTTTTGCAATGGATATGCCTCATTGATTTTGAGAGCATCAGAAACGCTCATTCGTTGAGATAGCTTTCCATCATTTACAACTAATGAATCAGCACAAATCTTCTCAACAGAATAGAGGTTCTCACTCTGTTTCGTCTGTGCAACAGCTTTCCCACTTAGCACGATAAACAATAGCATCACGCAGAGCGTTGTTGTAGTCCTCATTGATCTCCTCTTTTGCTTCAAGTTTACCATCATTTTTTGCGCCCTCAATTACCTTATTCGAAACCCAACCAACAGCAGGAGTTACCATTCCTATTGTTCCGAGTATTTGCGGCCAGTATTTTTTGAGCGTGTCCATCATCCACCGTTCAACCCTTTGCGCTTATCTGTTGGAGTTCCTATTGCGTTATGCATTGCCATTGTCAATTCATTAACCTTGATGTTTAGTTGACCCACTTCGACTTTCAATTCAGCGTTTTCCTTTTGACAATCAACGCGCTCTTGTCTACTCAATAGAAGTTCGGACTTGGTAAACTCTGCGAACTCCTTGTATTCAACCTTTAACATCTGTAACTCTTTCACCGCTTCTGATTTAGCTGCTTGTTTTTGACCCCAAAATCCTACGAATGTACCTCCAACTCCTCCTCCGAGAACCTTTGCAAGCTCCGTCAACACTTCTGATGCATCCATATTTACATTATTTATTTTGGGGTTTGTTAATGATTTCGTTCTTATCTGATGACCCCTTTGAACTTCCAAACCAAAAAGCAATGATCGTAGTAAATGAACCCATCAGTCCACCAACTACAAGATATGCCATGTCTTTATTGTTGTCCGGAATCTCCATTGAGAAAATTGCCACGATGACACACATCATCATAACCATTATCAGTAACGATAGAATCGAACGCTCCTCAGACTTTGAATTGTTATCGAACCAAGTCATCAGAACTCAATTACTTGGTATCTAACCCATACCTGAGCAGTTCCGTCACCTGTTGTTGCCGTTGTATTTGAATCAATTTTAATGTCTGTATTCTCCGCGCCTCCAGTATATCCTGCGGTAGATATAGTGTTTGGTTCAAATGTTCTGATAGAACTCGTTGTGGCATCAAGAACACGACACAGATAAAAGTCCTGACCTGTATTAGTTCCAACTCTAAGAGTGTGTCCGGAAAGGTATGCCGTTGTAACATATGTATATTTTACCGTTGCGCTAAGAACTTGCAACAGAGTTCCTGCTCCTTTTGCTTCAACAACTGTTTTCGGAGTTGCTGATAATGCTAGAATCTCCGCACTCGATAGAGATATGATCGTATCTCTTACTCTACCATAAGCAATCGGACTCCACTCTGATTTGTCATAACCAACAAAATGATTGATTGAAGTGTCAAAGGCAATTGAGCCATTATACACGCTTGTGAGCGTGTCAAGATTGGTCGCGTCCGTCCTTACAAGAACATCCCGTCCGTACATCTTGTAATTAGAATGATCATTGTAAATGATGTGACCATCTTGAGCAAACAAAATAGTTGATAGAATGGTCAATAAGACGGTTGATAGAATCCTTTTCATTTATGGAGATGTTAATATAGAAACTTCAGCATCTGTGTATGCCTTGCCTGTGTTGATTATTACTTTGTTCGTTGGGTCTAAAGGATCTAACCTCCAGTTAACACCAATTGATTTTCCGTCCGAATCTGTCACTTGAACAATCCGAGCGTTCTCATCGTTTCCGTGTTCAACACTATAATCTGTATCAGCCACAAGAGTTACAGTCTCATTGTAGATCATAGGAAATGCATTGATCAACGCTGCAAACTGCGCCTGAGTTGGAACATCTCCTGACTCAAAATTGCTCTTCTGCTGCGCTCGTGTGATTGTTATTGCCATCGCTTAAAATCTGTCTTTAAATCGGTACATATCACGGTCATAATCGCTGATGTGATTCGTGTCCGTTAATCTCTTTGTGATTCCGATTGCTCGAATCTGGAATCTGTGCTTTTTTCTTGATGGGTCGACAGCCTCATAACTTACAGAATCAAGACTGTTCTTCTTCTCGTCCAGATAGTTGAACATTCGCTGCCTTTTGCTCTCTCTGCGATCTCTCCAATAATTCAAATATGCTTGAAGATTGTTGCCTGTTAACGCTTGAGCCGTTTCGTTGCTTATCTGCTGCAATCCTTGATGCGATACGTTCACTCCTCCGTTAACAGCATAAGCATAAAACACATGATGTGCAAGATATGGCTGAACAAATGACACCAAGAACGTACCAAGCTCCAACTCTGACCAATCAGTTGTGTTTGCCGTTGTTGGTTCTGAGTTGCTGTTGGTTGTTTTAGACTTCCACATCTTCAGCAATCCATTCTCTACATGAACCACCTTGTCACTTGCGGAATAACTGTTCGTTTTGCTCCAATCCTTTACGGTTTCAGAACTCAATGTCTGCAAAGCAGCGTATAATGCAGCAGGAAGTATTTCGATCAGTTTCTCAATAGCATCCGGAACAAACTGCTGTACCTTATTCTCAATGACATTTGCATTCAGAGGTAGGTCGGTTTTCTCTACTATGTAGTTTTTCGTGATCATGCCGCCTCTGTTGGTTGTTCTGTTGGTTCATATCCTCCAAGTTGTCGTTTCTCATCTGGAGTAAGAACATCAAGCAACCAATCTGGTAACTCCTCGATGATTGTCAATGGTTCAATCGACCAATCAAACTGTGGGAACACTTGCTCCAATGCTCTTGAGACAATTCTCTGCTTTCTTCCTACGCTGTTTTGAAACAACTTGAGAGATGTCAACATCTCCTGAGTGTTGCCTAACTGACCTTGTTGAGCAAATCCAGGTATCAACACATGAGGAACATCCATCGAGCGACAAACGCGCTTACCGATTCTATCTGCCGCCTCCGTTGTTGCGTTTAATAGTTTCTCTTGACTGAATACATCCAACTGTGGACGCTGATCAGCAGAGTTGACATTGATATGCATAATTGGTGCAGCATCCTCTCCAGTAAAAGACTTGATATTCTCGTCAAAGTACCATTGCTCAGTCCTTCCTGCTTCATCCTCATTCTCATCATCAATCTCTCCGATTGTTGTCAGAATTGCGTCAGGTCGAAATCCTTTCTTGACGTTTCTCCAATCCAATTTACCGAGAGCAGCGTCTGCTTCAATCTCCTCCATTCCTGACCATGCTCCAGGAATTGGATATTCTTTCTGCCCTGCTTTCTTAGCGAATAAATAAATGATGTCTCCTGTCTGATATCCGTACTCCTCAATTTGCCCTCTTACCCTTGCAAGTCTGCTTGATGGTAGTTCGTATCTGTCGAACTCATCATAATAGATACGCTCGTTCTTCTGGTCTTTGCCCTCTGATAGCTTGTCGTTGATGTAGTACTGACCATCGTCAGTTTTCCGAGTATTCTCAAACGGCAAAGAATAGACGTAATATGGTTCTCCTACTGCGTTATACTTGACATTCAGAGTGACTCCATCAAATACGCCTACAACATCAGACAACTCTGCAACAAGATCATCAGACGTTTGTTTTGGATTGAGCTTCAATGATGCAATTGATCTATCCTTGATGCCTTTGCCCTCGATAAACTCATGCTTTCGATTACGACAACTGGATGCTGTTACGCTTGCCTCAATTGCCTTGAGTAGTTCGTTAGGTAGTAGGTTGCTAGAACCATAATCAAACCTCTTTGCGCTCTTATTATGAGTGATCTTTGCAACCCTGTTATAAGTTGGCGCAATCTTGCTCGATAAAGAACCTACCCTCGTCTGCTTCTTAATATGGTTGATAGGCTTGTTCATCAGATAGACTCTGCCAATTCAATGTAATCAGCCTTAACTTTTGCATCTGAATGATCAACTCCTGCATCATCAAGAAGTGCTTTCAATTCTTTGACCGTCTTGGATGAGTAGTCAACCTTTGACG